AGGCCCGGCAGGGTCCGCCGGCACTAACCCCCCGGCACCAGCTGCGGGGGGTCCGAACCCAGCGGCGCCAGCTGCCGCGGGTCCAACGCCCAAGGGTAGGGCATTGCCGCAGTTTGCGGGTCCCTCTACTGTGCTCACGTCCAGTAGGGGACCGACGGAGCGCAATAAGTCGTTGCCACTGAAGGCGCCCTCTGGTATAACCATGGAGGTTCCGCGCCGCGAGTCGAGGCGTCTGAGACGCAAGTATCAGACGATGGTGAAGGATGTTGATAACGAGTTGATCTACTACTTGAAGGTGGAGGCACTAAACCAAGTGCGCTCTCCTGCCCTCATGGCCGTACTTACGGGGAAAGCCAAGAGGTTCTTGGAGAAGTTCGACACGTGTGACATTACTTGGGAGAGGAGGTACTCCATCATCGTGGCTGCCGTCAAGGTGGCCATGATGATTGATCCAGCGGAGGATGGGCTCCGCCAGTCTCTCAAGAATCCTGAGCAAGACGAGCTGAGGGCGAAGCAGTCCAAGCTCGTCAAGGACGGCCTTGTCGGCCACTCAGGGATCAACTTCCTAGGCTTGGGTAGGTCGTCACACCTGCCCAAGTAGGACACCCCGTGCCTGCCGGGAGTCTGCCTAAGCCCCGAAATCCATCGGGGTATTACGGCTAAAGGCTGCCGGTATCAGGCCGGCACGGGGATGTGTTTGACTCGGAGGTACTCCAGGCGGTTGCTGCGAGGCATGCCTGTGGAGGACATAGTGGTGACGCACTCCGATTGCGTCTGCAATGAAGAGATCGCCTTAAGCTGTAGGCATCAAGCTGAAGTACCAGGTGCGTCTAGGCACTGGCGGGACTTGTGGGTGGACCCCCAAATGTTGGAGCCGGTCCTCCCCTGGTCCAGGGAACGGGTTATCAAGCATAACCATGGCGCCAAACGCAAGTTGTTGGAGAGGGCATACCAAGACTTGCAGTCCAATCCGTTGGAACAGCGTGACTCCAAAGTCCGCATGTTCCTTAAGGCCGACAAGTACGAGTTCGGCCCGGACTGGAAGCCCAAGGCGCCACGTTGCATACAGTTCAGGTCCAAACGCTATGGACTGGAATTGAGTCGGTTCCTACACCCAATAGAGGCTGACGTGTATAACAACACCCTGGACGCATCTGGTACACCTGTGTTCGCTAAAGCGCGTAATAGCACTCAGCGGGCGCAGGACCTGGCTGCTAAGGCCGCAGAATTCTCACATCCAGTGTTTGTTCTGTTGGACCAAAGTAACTGGGACGCGCACGTCAACAAGACTTTGTTGGCGTATGAGCACGATCTGTACCTTCGCAAGTGCAGGTCGACCAATCTGCGTGGTCTCCTCAACAAGCAATTGTTGAACGAGGGGGCCACAAAGAACGGTACCACCTACAGCACAACAGGCACCAGGATGTCCGGGGATTGCAATACGGCCCTGGGCAACTGCGTTATCAACTACGGGTTGTTGTCGACTTGGACCCGGGAGGCAGGTGTCAAAGCTTGCTTCTACGTGGACGGCGATGACTCTGTAGTCGTGGTCGACCGCAGTCAGCGAGAGCGTTTAGAGGGTTTAGATGCAAAGGCTTGGTTCCTCAAGTGGGGGATGGAGTCTAAGGTTGAGACCACCGAGACGTTTGAGCACTGCGAGTTTTGCCAATGCAGACCGGTTTGGGATGGGGTGGGTTGGCGCATGGTGAGAAATCCCAAGCGTGTAATGGTGCGCAGTGCCTGGACGGTACAGCCGCACCCCCCCGCGTTTTACCCGCGGTTGGTGGCGAGTGTGGGTCGATGCGAGTTGGCCTGCAACTTGGGCATTCCAGTCCTACAAGCTTTAGCCTATAAGATGGTGGAAGCTGGTGGCAAGCATCACAAGGTCTGGAGGCTCATAAATCAATACCACCGCGCCAAAAGTGAAGCGTGGCACCCAGAACGCGCTCTGGCTGGAGTACGTGAGGTAACGAGCGAATCGCGCGCAAGCTTCGCGGAAGCTTGGGGCATTAGTCCGGCTGAGCAGCTGGCCATGGAAGCCTCTGAGTTGTCATTAGGAGACACTACGGAGGCGGACTGGCTGCTCTACCTGGACCGGTTCGCAGGCGACAATCGCCTGGCCATGAGATTGTGAATCTCCCAACGTAATCTTGGTTCTTAACAGTTCTTTAGCGCAAGTTAGAAACTTAATAGGAATGGCTGATAGTGATCCCTTCACTAAGATCGATTACAGCAAGCTCGGTAAGACCGAGACAGGACGGGCATGGCTAGAGAAAGCCATCCACCCCCCTGGTACTGCTATCGGGCCGATCCAAGGGATGCCCGATAACGAAGCTTTTCCCTCGACCGTGATGGAGTTCAGGAACACTTACACGGCCGAGCCTCCCGCGGGAGCGACAACTACGTGGAATCTACTGGCATGTGCGATGCCCTCCGCTGAAGTACCACTCCTGGGGTGGTCTTGGGCCAGCGGTGGGGTGGCGCCCACGCCAGGCAATGCGCCAGTCTTGAGCGGCAATCCTAATTACAACTTCGATAATTGGGATGGTGACGTCGCTAGATGGCGCAGGTTGTATGGCTCGGTGACAGCCGAGCTCAATGCACCTGCCTTGAACGACCAAGGTATGGTGTATTGCGCGCAACAAAGGTTGGAGGTGCTAAACCCGAACACGGCTGCGGGGGGGGGCAACATGGATGTCCCCAGCCAGGTCGTGGTCGTGCCTTCGCTACCTACAGCCCCAAGCGAGCTACAACAGATATCTCCTGGGTTCTATAAGCATAGAGCCAAGGAAGGGTGCTTTGCTGTTAGTGGGCTGTGTCAACCCACTAATCTCTACGCCCCGGGAACATCTAAGCGGTGTTTCATGGGCACCGAGGCGCAGCTGGCACTCAACCCACAGGTCTTACCGGATCTCGGCGGTCGCACCATGGCTTGGGCCGGTGGTGACTACGGGTCTGTGCAGACCGGGTTGTCGGACAACTGGTCGTCGTCTTGGATGCTGTTCCTTGGCATTAGTGTCAATGCAACAGTTGAATTCAAGGTAATACACGCCTACGAGTGTCAAGCGGCTCTGGGGTCATCTTTCGGTCTATTCGTAGAGCCGAGTGCTGCCCCAGACACCGCGGCCGTAGACGCCTACTACGCCTTGCGTCATGGGATGATGGATGGATACCCAGCTGCCTACAATTTCTTCGGATCTTTGATGGCTGGCCTGTCCTCCCTCGTTCCCAAGATCGCAAGTTGGCTGCTGCCGGCTGCGAAGCAGGCGGTACCAGCCATCGCGGGAGCCGTCGCCTCTAGGGTGGCACCTGCCGCGGCACCTCGACCAGCCCCTGTGCCACAGGCCAGGGCCCCCCCGGTGGCAGCTCCCCGACCCAGCAGAGGTGGTGGGGAGGTCACCAAGCTTCGTGAGCTTGAATCACGGTTGGCTAACTTGGAAGTGGGTGGCAACATCCGCGCTCCAAAACCACTCCATCAGGCTCAGCGTCGCAGTCGCCCACGGAGGCGGCCCAGACGACGCGGCGGCGCCAGGCAGAGCGGAGGTCCCTGCTGTAATTGTCAACACGGTTGACAGGCGATTGTGGAGGGTGGCCCTAGGAGGGGGCCCCCTCCAGCCCCTCCCTCGGCGTAGCGAACCGAGGAGTACCCAACTCAGTTACCGAAGTGCCGGTCGGGATACTGGGTTGGTGTTCAGCTGAGGGCTCAGAACCCAGGCGGTCGGAGACGGACTGGAAAGTCCCCCGATGACATCTGGAGGGGCATAGGCGGTTACGCCGGGGGGCCCTCCAGTATTATCA